TGACCAGGTACCAGGTGGTTGGGTGCGTGGATAATCAACCTGTGCAACTTGTCCACGCCGCGACCCTGCGCGAAGCGGTTGAATCGTGGCTTCGCGCGATCGCACCGCCGAGGCACGTCGATCCCGCCGTGCTCGATGCGCAGTTGGGGCGCGCATGATCGGACATCGTGGCTTGGCTGGGCTGGGCCGGGCTGGGCTCGGCTTGGCGGGGCCGGGCTTGGCCTGGCGAGGCGTGGCGCGGCACGGCATGGCACCCGATCGGTTCGGAAACGAACCGATCGGGATTTGAAGAAAGGAGCACATTGTGACCGACCAAAAATATGAAGGTGCGATCACGGAACAAGACATGGCACAGATCAGGTCGGCGCAAGCGCGTTACGCGGCGCACGTACTGGCCGTGATGGAGCGCGCCGACGCCGACAGATTCGGCGGTCACGCTCGCGCGTGCCCACACTGCGGCGAGCCGTTGACATACGACGAAGGCGACCCCGGCGATCCGCCGACGTGGGAATGCCCGATGGGCGGCGCGCCGTACGCGCCGCCAGCGTGGGCGTGCGATCACTGTGGGTACGTCGAGATTGATCACGAGTCAAAGCAGCACAGGAGATAATCAGGTCGGGCTGTGTCGGCCCGCACCCCTCGGCCGTCGGCGTAGAGCGACGGCCCGGGCGTGCCGATCGACTACAGACGTTGTAGTTGACGGTGTGCAGCAAGAACGAAAGGAGCATCAATGAAGAGCGCAACGTTGATCGGACCGGACGTGACCAACGGAGCGGAGCCGGACATCGTGGCTGGCGTCCCCTACATCTTCGAGTTCACGGCGCGCGGCATCGCCGATCTGCTGTTCCACGGCTGGAACTGCGAGGCGATCGCGGAGAAGGCCGCCGCGGCCAAGGGATCGAAGGCCAAGAAGGGCGACAACATCGAGTCGTACGTGTACCGCGACGAGCACGGCGTGCTCGCGATCCCGTGCGAGAACATGCGGCAGGCCATGATCGGCGCGGCGAAGTCCAGGCAGGACCCGCGCTCGCCGCGCAAGAGCCTGCGCGACCTCGCCAGCGCGGCGATCACCTGCCATGAGCGCTACGCGCCGCTGGGCAGGACGACGTGGGACTACGAACACCGCTGTCGCGTGCAGGTGCAGCGCAACGGCGTGACGCGGTGTCGGCCCGCGATGCTCAAGGGTTGGGAGGCGACGTTCACGTTCTGCGTGACGCAACCGCAGTACATCAGTCCTGAACTGATGCACGATCTGGCCGTCTACGCCGGAATGTTTGTCGGCGTCTGCGACTTCCGCCCGTCCTACGGCAAGTTTCAGGTCGTTCGCAGCGGCGTGAAGGCGCTCGAATAAGCCGTGGCCAGGCAGGGCGGGGCGTGGCGTGGCGTGGCCAGACAAGGCTCGGCAGGGCTAGGCGTGGCGGGGCCAGGCTTGGCGAGGCAGGGCTAGGCGTGGCGGGGCCAGGCTTGGCGAGGCAGGGCGTGGCGTGGCAAGGCCGGGCGAGGTGTGGCAAGGCCGGGCGAGGCGCGGCGCGGCTGGGCTCGGCAAGGCTTGGCGAGGCGGGACGTGGCAGGGCTTGGCAAGGCACCCGCCGACACGGAGACGGGTCGGCGGGTCTTCAACAACCAGCGGCGGAGCCGCGCAGCCGAAGGGAGACGTCATGAACGATCGGAAGCGCACCACTGGGTATCTGTTGGTTCTCGGCATCGTCCTGTTTTTCCTGTTGCTCGCGATGGCGCAGGGCGGCTGCGGCATGGTCGCGGGCCTCGGCCGCGACCTGTCCGCGCTGGCGGACGGTCTGGCCGCCGACAGCGCGGCGAATGCCGCAAAGATACGGCACTGACCACAACGCCCACCGCAGCCGCAGGTCGGTGGCCGCGCACCACGTCGCGGGCATAACAGCGGCAGAGGCTCCGCCCCCGCCGGGCCGAGAGGTCCGGCGGGGGTTTGCGAAATCGAGGCAGTTGACGCCGCGAATCGCGTGCGTAGTATTTCGGCGAGTGAGGCCGACAATGAGCAGATCCAGCACGTCCCGACCCGTCCGCGCGCGCGACGCCGAGCATCGGCCTCACTCACCAGACATCGGCAGTCCCCGCGGCGGGTCGCGGACGATTTCGCTCCCAGTCATCATCACGCACTCGCGCGTTTCCGCGCTCGCGGCGTGCCCGCGCCGCCACTGGTGGGCCTACGAGCTGGGCATCCGCCGCGATCAATCGAGTTTGCCGCTGTCGATCGGTTCTGCGTTCCACGCGGCGGTCGAGCGCGTGCGCCGCGGCGACACGCTTGAGGCAGCGGTGGAGACCGCGCGTGCCGGACTCGCTGATCCCGCCGACGCCGAACTGACCGCGTGCATGGTCGCGGGCTGGGAATGGCGTTGGCGCGATGCGCCGCTTGGCAAGTGCCTGGCGACCGAGACGACGTGGCAACTCCGCGTCGGGCGCGGGCGCGGTGCGTTCGTCGCGGCGGGCAAGATCGACGCGATTTACGAACTGGCGGACGGGCGCGTCGCCGTGGTGGAGAACAAGACCACACGCGAGGACATCGGGCCTGTTTCGGACTACTGGCGCAGGTTGAACATCGACCGGCAAATCAGTTGGTACATCCTCGGCGCGCGCGAACTCGGCTATCCCGCGACAACGGTAATCTACGACGTCGCGCGCGTGCCCGGTCTGCGCCCGCGGCTGCTTTCCCGGAAGAAAGACAGCGACGGCGCGCGCGAGTCCGTGGAGCAGTACGCCGAGCGCGTGATGGCCGACATCGCGGCGCGGCCGGACTGGTACTACGCGCGGCACGAGATTCCGCGCCTCGATTCCGACCTCGCCGCCGCGCGCGAGGAGATGGCGCAGTGGTTCCGCGTGCTGCGCGGATTCCAGCGCGACGGTCAATGGCCGCGCAACGCGGACGCTTGTATGCGCTGGGGCCGTTGTCCCTACTTCGGTCCGTGCGCTGATGGCTTCGATCCGATGACACAGGGCGTGCCGAGCGGCTACCGCGTGGTGGCCGACGTTCACGCCGAACTTGCACAGGAGTCGCCGAGTGACAACATCTACAACGACAACACCGACCAGGCCTCCGCCTCGAACCGGTGAACCAACGCCGCTATCCGCGCCGCGGTCCGCCGCGCCGGAGATTCGCCGACCCGTCAAGACGCCGCGCGGCGCGCGCGTGGTCTACGTCGCCGTCGAGGGGTTCGGCAAGACGACCATCGGCGCGCTCGCGCCCGATCCGCTGATGATCATGGCCCCCGAGGAGAACGGCTATCTGACGCTGCACTCGCGCGGGTTGGTGCCTGATGTGCCGATGATGCAGCCTCGCACCTGGCCGCAACTGCTCGCGGGCATCGAGGCCGTCATCGGCGCGCCGTCGGAATACAGGACCGTCGTGCTCGACGCGATGGTCGGGCTCGAATCGCTGTGCGCCGCGTGGGTCTGTCAAACGAACTTCGGCGGCGACTGGGGCGAGCGCGGCTTCGCCGCGTTCGGGCGCGGCGCGCGCGTGGTGTCGCGCGAGTGGCCGCAACTGCTCGCGCGTTTGAGTGCGCTGTCGGATCGCGGCGTCAACGTGCTGCTGCTCGGGCACGCGCGGGTGCGGCGTTTCAACGCGCCAGACGGTCCGGACTACGACCGCTACGAATGCAACTGCGGCACCGAGGACGTGTGGGCGCGCACGAAGGCGTGGGGCGAGGCGGTGCTGTTCGGCACGTTCCGCCCGATCGTGGAGCAGAACCGTGCCGACTTGAACATCGCGCGGGCGCACGGCAAGGCGATCGCGCACGAGCGGATTCTGCGCTGCGAGTACAGCGCGGTCGCGGACGCGAAGAACCAGTACGGGTTGGAACCGGAGTACAGATTGCCGGACGAGCCGCGCGCGTGCGCGGCGGCGTTCTGGTCATTGGTGCTCGGAGAGGACAAGAAGGAGACGAAGCGATGACGTACCACAATTCATGGGCACCGGACAGCATCGACGGCGGCGGCGCGGATTCCGAACTGTGGCCGCCGGGCAACTACACGGGCAATCTGTTGCGCCACGAGTGCGGCGCGACGGCGATGAGCGGCACGAACTACATCAGGTTGTGGTTCGAGGTCAACGGCGCGGAGAAGGACGTGACGCTCTACCTGACGGACCGCACCGAGACGTTCGTCAAGGACAAACTCGACAAACTCGGGTGGAACTACGACCCTCTGAACATGGAGTTCGCGAACGGTCGCGGCGTCGCGTTGTACATGAAACACGAGATGTACAAGGGGCGCACGCGCGAGCGGTGGGACATCAGCACGTACGAGGCCAGGCCCGCTGATGAGTCGTTCATGGCGCGGTTCGCCGCGCGCTGCAAGGCCCTGGGCGGTCGGTCCGCGCCCGCGCCGCCGCCCGCGCCGCCGCCCGCGCCGCCGCGCCCGTCGGCGCGCGTCGCGCCCGTGCTGCCGAGGCCCGCGCCGTCGAACAACGGCGCGCTCACGGTGCAGCACGATCAGGATTCGGCGTGGGCGGCGTGGGTCGCGGAACTCGGCGACAAGTGCGATGCCGAATCGTTCTGGTCCGCGGTGGACAAGGTGCGCGGCAGCAGGCCGGTTGAGCAGATGACCTCGAAGGACTGGAGCGACGTGGTGGCGGCGTGCCCGCCGTTCTGATGTGATGTGCAATCTCGCGGCGGCGGTTGACGGACCGCCGACCGCGGTTAGGATCATTGTGTGCCTGCAACGCACCGATACATCATCGACTCTGACCGGCCCCGAGCGCGCACGCTGTTGCAGGCACAGCGCGCCGGGGCCGGTCGCTGCGCGCGGAGAACGTTGAAATGAGCAGGTCGCTGCTGCCGCACCCGATCGCGCTGGTGTTCCCCGACATTGACGCGGACACCTTCAACGATCTGGTGGAATCGATGCGCACGCGCGGTTACGACGCGCTGCACCCGATCGTGCTGTTCGAGGGCAAGATTCTCGACGGACGGAATCGGTACCGCGCGGCGCAGGTGGCGCGCGTGGAGCCGACGTTCCGCGAGTTCGAGGGCACGATCGAGGACGCGGCGGAGTTCAGTCTGCGCGAGAATCTACATCGGCGGCACCTGACCCCAGGCCAGCGCGCGCTGATCGTCGATGACCTGGTGCGGTTCCTGCCTGCCGAGCGGCCAAAATCGTACAAAGCCCAAACATTTGGTGCGCACAAATGCGCCGCGAAATGTTCGGGCGACGTTCGGACCGAAAAGAGAATCGAGCGCGTCGCGGCCCAGCACGCGGTCTCGCCGCGCGTGGTGGTACAGGCCCGAGAACTGCGCCGCATCGCGCCGCCGGAGGTCGTGCAGCAGGTCAAGGAAGGCCGCCAAAGCCTCGGAGCGGCGTTGCGTGTTGCGAAGGCTCTCGCGGTACCCCCTGAGGCTCAGAATGCGTCAGAAAGGCTTGACGCGACCGGAAGGGCCATTCCAGATGGCCTGTCCGGAGCACTGATCGACGGACGTGAGAAGTTTCAGGGCCTTGTTCGGGAGTTGCAGGCGGTCAAACGAGCAATCAAGGCGATCTGCGGCGAACCGATCGGTCGCATGGTGAACTGGCAGGCCGTGGAAACGGACCTGGACAACGTGATGCGCGCGCTCCGCTACGCCGCGCCCTATACCGCCTGCCCGCTCGGTGACCCGTGCGATGCCGATTGCAGACTCTGTCGCGGCAGCCAGTGGATCACCGAAAGCCAATGGGAGAATGTACCGCGCGAACTCAAGGGGGCTGGTGCATGAGCCTGTTCGCGCACATGGACGTACCCGTTCGTACCCCGGTCCGCGCCTGTCCGCCGCGTCCGGCGTCGTCGTCCGCACACGCGCCGACCAACGGCGCGTTCGGCCTGCGCGACTACCAGCGGCGCGCCGTGGACAACATCGGCGCATGCCTGCGCGACAACCCTTCGACGCTGCTGGTCATGCCGACCGGAACCGGCAAGACCGTGGTGATTGCGCACGCGATCCGCGCGCACTGCGCCAAGCGCGCGCTGGTGCTCGCGCACCGGCAGGAACTGATCGCGCAGAACGCACGCACGATCGAGTCCGTACTCGGCGAGCCGTGCGGGATCGAGATGGCCGACCGCCACTCCGACCTGCCAGGCCTGCACAGACCCCGAGTGATCGTCGCGTCCAAGGACTCGCTCCACGCAAAACGGATCGTGCGGTTCAATCCGTCGGAGTTCGGCCTGATCGTCACCGACGAAGCGCACCACGCCGTCGCCGGTTCGTACGGTCGCGTCTACGAGCACTTCAGCGGCGTGCCGCACCTCGGCGTGACGGCCACGCCCGATCGTCTCGACGAGGCCGCGCTCGGGCGCGTGTTCGCGTCGGTCGCGATGACCTACGAAATCGCCGACGCGATCAACGACGGATGGCTGGTGCCCGTGCGCGCGCACACGGTGTACGTGAAGGACCTGCAACTGGCCGAGGTGAAGACGACCGGCGGTGACTTGAACCAGGGCGAACTCGCCGAACAGATGGAGGCGGAGCGCGTCCTGCACGAGGTCGCGGCGTCTGTGACGCGCGAGGCGCGGGGACGCCGCGCGATCATCTTCACTGTGAGCGTGCGGCAGGCGGCGCGGCTGGCCGAAATCCTCAACGACTATGAGCCCGATTCGGCGAGGTACGTGTGCGGCGAGACGCCGGACGACCGCCGCGCGTTCGACCTCGCCGAGCACCGCGCTGGCCGCTACCGCTACGTGTGCAACGTCGGCGTGCTCACCGAGGGCTACGACGATCCCGGTTGCTCGATGATCGTCATGGCGCGGCCGACCAAGAGCCGCGCGCTGTTCGCTCAGTGCATCGGGCGCGGCACGCGCCCGCTCGCGGGCGGCGTTGACGGCCTGCCCGACTCCGCCACGCGGCGCGCCGCCATCGCGGCCAGCGCGAAGCCGCACCTCACGGTGCTCGATTTCACGGGCAACTGCGGCCGTCACAGGCTGGTCACGCCCGCCGACGTGCTCGGCGGGGACTACGAGGACGCCGACATCGACGCCGCGTCGGCGGCGATGCAGAGCGGCGAGTGCGACGTGGCGGACGCGCTGGCGCGGGCGCGACGGGCCCGCATGGAGCGCGAGTCCGAACCGGCGCGGCGGGCCGACGAACTCCGCGCAGCCAGGGCGCGCGTGGTCGCGCTGGCGCGCTACGCGCTGGCCGAGGAGGACCTCTTTGACGGCGCGGCGGCAATGCCGGGCCGCGAGCGCGGCTGGGCGACCGGCAAGGCCCCGACCCCGGCGCAGGTCGAGACGCTCGAGCGCGCCGGGTTCGGCCGCGCCGACGTTGAACAGATGAGCCGCGCCGAGTGCTCGCGACTGATCGGCGGCATCATCACGCGCCGCATGGCCGGTCTGTGCACGCTCAAACAGGCGCGCATGCTCGAACGGTTCGGCTACAGGAACGCGCGGAACTGCACGTTTGAACATGCGCGCGCGATCCTCGACGCAAGACTCGGAGGACGGCGATGACGAACACGCGCGCGACGTTGACCGACGCAGACCTGTACGCGGTGCTCGCGCGGCTGAACCTGCGCCCGCGTCGCGCAGGGAAGGGCTGGCAGGCGCGGTGCCCGGCGCACGACGACAGCACGCCGTCGCTTTCGGCGTCGATCGGCGACAACGGCAGACTGCTGCTGTACTGTCACGCCGGTTGCCCGTTCGACGCCGTGCGCGCCGCGCTGGGCGTCGAGGCGCGGGCCGCGTCCGCCGGGCACGGACCGCCGCCGCCGCGCGTCCCGTCCGAATACATCGCGCCGAACTGGCGCGCGCTGGTCAAGTCGGACCGTCCGCACGAGGTCGAGGCGCGCGAGCACGCGCTGGGGTTGCCCGCCGGAAGCCTGCGGCGCATCGGCGTGGTCTGGGCCATCGGCATCTCTGCGCTGGCCGCGCCGATGTACGGATCGTCGCCGGAACCGATCGGCGTGCGGCTCCGCGCCGACGACGGGCGCAAGTGGGCGATGAGCGGAAGCCGCAACGGCCTGTTCGGACTCAACGGACCCGTGGAGGTGCGCGACGCGCTGTACCTGCCCGAGGGCATGACCGACACCGCTGCGCTGGTCGGACTCGGACTCTGGGCCGTCGGTCGTCCGTCGTGCACCGGCGGGCGCGACCTGGTGCGTGCGTTCGTCCGCTGCGTGCCGCGCTCGACCTCGATCGTCGTGGTTTCGGACGCGGACCTGCCGGGCCGTCGCGGCGCGGCGGTGCTGTGCGACGAACTGACGACGGACGGGCGGCGGGTGCGCATGATCGCGCCGCCGCCGGGCTTCAAGGACGTGCGCGAATGGATCGCGTCGGGCGCGACGCGCGACGCGGTGGAGTTTGTGGCCCGAAGCCGTGCGATCTGGACAGGAGGCAGAGCATGACGAAGCACACAACAACGTCAAATCTTCCACGCGCGGGCACGCGCTGGGTGCGCGCGGACACGTTGCGGTACTACGTGCTGCGCGACGATCCGGACTGGATCAACCCTGATTCGTACGCATGGTCAGGCGGCGAACTGGTGCGCGTGCCGGTCCCGCCTGAATCGCGGCGCGTGCCGCCGCTGGTGCTGTATGAGGTGTGGCCGAGCGGGAGGAGCGATCGAGCGATGATCGGGTGGGACGAGCAGACTTTCGCGCGGAACGGGTGGCGACGGATCGGATGACAGGAGGTGACCGATGAGTCGTAGCGCGATTGAAGGGGCCTTGGTGCGGTGGATGCCGCTCCGCGAGTGCATGATCGCGATGTACGTTCGACCCGGCACGCCCGAAGCCGCAGAACTGCTCGCTGCGGCGGCGCGCTGCCTGCGGCAGGCCCGCGCCGAGCACAAACGGATGATGGCGGAGAACATGAAACGGAGGGACCGATGAAACGCACGACACTCACACGACTGGCCAAAACCGGCGAAATCACGTCACGCCCGCAGCGCGCCGCAATCGTGGACAAGCGCACGGACAAGTGGGAGTGGGCGGACGAACCGCAATGGATGCACATAGCGATGGTCCAACTGCCGTCCGGTACGACCGTAACGGTCGAGTACCACAACAACGGCATCGCGATCTTCTCGTGCGTGTTGGACGGAGCGCACCACCGGACCAGCGTACGTCACAACGCGACATCCGACGCGGCGTCGCTGTCCGACAAGGCGATCTGCGCCGCCGCTGCGGCGTTCCTGCGCCGCATCAAGGCAATGGAAAGGAAGCGGTGAACATACGCAGTTGAGGAGTATCTGCCCGTGAACACACCCCCGTCACCCCTCTGGTCCGACCACGCCGGCGGGCGCGCCCGTGTGATCGACGCGCTGGCCGCGATCGAGCGGTGGACGCTGGCCAAGCACGGCCGCACCGCGATCATCGACATCGACAACGGGTGCGGCGACACGGTGTACTGCGTGCGGCTCGACGATCAGGACCGCACGGGCCGCATGATCTTCCAGCACGAGCAACCCGCGAGCACGCTGGACGAGGCCGTGCGGCTGGCGGTGGAGGCGATACGTCAATCAAATCAATAAGCATTCGCAAGGAGCATGAACATGAACACGCAGAACATCCGCGCGGGCGACACCGTGCGGCACGTGCCGAGCGGAGAGACCTGGCTGGTCGCCGCGGTGTGCGCCCCTTTCGTCTACTGTGCGGGCTGGCCGCTCAGCATCGCCGCTCTGCACGAGGTCGAGGTCGTCGCGCGCTGCGATGACGCCGCGCACGAGCAGATGCTGTGGGACTGCGCAGCGATCGACGGCGGCGACCCGCGCCGCTCCGCCGCGTGGCGCGAGATTGAGGCCCGGCTCGCGACCGATCGGTTCGTGCCCGGGCATCTGGTCGATCGGTTCGTGCGAGACATGGCCGCCTCGGTCGAACGGGCCTACTCCGTCGTTCAAGCGCTGCACAGGGACGTACGCAGATGTGTCGTACCGGGTAACCGTCGCCCGACATGGATGGCCGATGAAACGGCCGAACCCGCCATGCTCATGATCGCCGCCCGCGCCGATCTGGTCGGCAAACGAGCCGCCGCGGTCGCCCGACTCATCGACACCGCGTGCGGCCTGTGGTCGCGCCGCGACAGTCTGTCGTGACTTCGAGCGGGGCGGGGATGACTGTGTTGCCGTTCGCCGAATGTACCACATTGATCGTTCTACCTGATCTGGTCGCATCGCGCGACGACGCGCTGTACGTCTACCGCCGACGGGTCGGCGGTGATCACATCCGCTCCAAACTTTGTTGTCAATGACTAGACTTGCGGAACAGGAGGCCCCATGCCCCGTCGCAAGTGGATCACCGCCGTCGTTTCCGGCATCGTCCTCATCGCGCTGGCCCTGCTGCTGATCGCCGCGCTCGGCTGCTCGGCCTCGACCCGAATCCACGGCGCGGAATCGACCTACCGTCGCGTCACCGAGACCGTGCCTGCACCCGGCGACAAGCCGCCGGTGGTCCGCGAAACCATCGAGGCCCGGAGCCGCGGCGCGTCCGGCGTCGCCACCGGCGACAAGGGCGAACTGAAACTCGACACCACGGCCCGCCAGGCCGTCAACGGCTACAACGCGGTCGGCGGCGGCACGGCCACCGGCATCGTCAGCACGGGCGGCTCATGGCGAGTCTGGCTGATTCTGAGCGGGATCGCCGGCATCGCGTTCGCCGCCTACTCGCTCTACCGCCGCAACGTTCGTGCGGCGATTGTCGCGGGCGGGTTCGGTCTGTCGCTGGTCGCGCTGGCGTTCCTGCCGTGGTACGTGCTGGCCGTCGCGGGCGCGGCCGTCGCGGTCGCGTGGTACCTCTCCGAGCGCGACGCGCGAGCCAACCGCGAGGCGGCGCGTGCGGTGATCGCGGGCGTGTCGGCCAGCCCCGAGCCGGTGCGTGAAACGGTGAAGCGGCACGTGGCCGAGCAGGCCGACGATCGGGACCGCGCCGTGATCGACGAGATCAAGCGGGCGGACGGCCTCGACCTGCTCGAAGCAAAAAATCCGTGAAAGTCACTCACACGCAGCGCGGCTGCGCCGACTAGATTGGGATCAGCAATGAATCAACCCCCAGCGCAGTCAGACGCCGTGCTGCTGGCCCGCATCGACGAACGGACGCGGGCCATGAGTAACCAACTCGACGACGTGAAGCGCGGTCAGGCCGACCTGTCGTCGCGCATGGACTCGCTGACCAAGGACGTGGACGCCAAACTCGCCACGCACGGCGACAACTACGTCACACGCGACGAGTTCGGGCCGGTCCGCGCCATCGCCTACGGTATCGTGTCGGTCGTGCTGCTGGGCGTCATCGGCGCGCTGGTGGCCCTCGTCCTTCGGAGCAACCCGTGACCTCCGCGATCTTGCCGTCACTCCCCGCACTGCCCGACGGCTACAAGCCCCTGTACTCGTACTTCGGCGGCAAGGCCAAGATCGCCCGCGTCGTCTGGTTAGCAATCGGCTCCGACGTTCGCAACTACATCGAACCGTTCTACGGCTCGGGTGCAGTCCACTGGTTGCGGCCCGGCGGCGTCCCCACCGGCATCGAAACCATCAACGACGCCGACGGCTTCGTGGCCAACGTCTGGCGCTCGATCCAGCACAACCCCGACGCCGTGGCCAGATACGCCGACTGGCCCGTCAACGAGGCCGACCTGCACGCCCGTCATCTGTGGCTGATCGGCCAGCGCGAACGCCTGACCGAACGCCTCATGGGCGACCCCGACTACCACGACCCCAAGATCGCCGGCTGGTGGGTCTGGGGCCAGTCCTGCTGGATCGGCAGTGGCTGGTGCACCGGCGAAGGCCCCTGGGTATCCATCGACGGCGTCTTCACCCGATCCGACGCCCCCACCGGCCACGGCATTCACCGCAAACGTCCTCACCTGTCCAACAAAGGCTGTGGCGTTTGCCGCCAGCGCCCTCATCTGAGCGGCAAGGGCCAGGGCGTCTGTCGCCAACTTCCACACCTAAGCGACAGAGGAACTGGTGTCCGTCTGCTGACACCGCCCGGCTTCGACGATCACCTTGACTACCTCACGGCCTGGATGCGCACCTTCCGAGACCGCATGGCCCGCGTCCGCGTGTGCTGCGGCGACTGGTACCGCGTCGTCGCCAGCGACGCCATCACCGTCAAACACGGCACCACCGGCGTCTTCCTCGATCCGCCCTACGCCAACACCGCCGGGCGCGACCCAAGACTCTACGCCGTCGATTCCCTGAAAGTCGCGCACGACGTACGCGAGTGGGCCATCGAGCGCGGGTCCGACCCTCGCATGCGCATCGTCCTCGCCGGTTACGACGGCGAACACCACATGCCGCCCGACTGGCGGGTCATAAAATGGAAAGCCAACGGCGGCATGGCTAACATCGGCAACAACCAGGGCAAGGCCAACCGTCACCGCGAACGCCTCTGGCTCAGTCCGCACTGCCTGCACCCGACCGAACCGTCAGGAGCCGTCCCATGAAACCCCTGCTCTGGCCCGCCCTGCTGCTGGTGACCGGCCTCTCTGCACCCGCGTACTGCCAGTCCGACCCGTTCGGCGCGCCGCCCGGCGAGCCGGTCTACGAGCAGCGCGTCTTTTACGCGCCTGTGCAGGTCTTGACGTGGAGCCCAGCGAACAACCGTTGGATTCGGTCGTGGCAACGCCCGACCACCCCGGCCCCGACCGAGGTGGTCATGCAGATCATCACGACCAAGCCGCGACACCGCGAGCACTCACCGAGTTCTCCGATCGTCGGTGACGGCGGCGAGTTCAACGGCGCGATCTGGGCCCTGGGCCGTTCCCAGCGCCGCAACAACCCACCACCGTACCGCGGCTACTTCGAGAGCGACGGGCGCACCGACTGCGTGAAGGCGTTCGTCGCGCCCAACGGCGGCGCATCTCCGACGTTCCTGCGGGAGCGCTACGAGGGCGAGCCGTACCTGACCACGCGCGGGTTCGCGCCCGGCCAGCAACCGCCCTACAGCGCACACAGCATCTTCATCAAGTTCTCCGGACCGCAGGGCCGCGCCGTCGGCATCCGCCACGACCGCGACCACGGCACGCCGTGCGCGCCGGCCTACGGCGGCGCGGGCGCGTGCCTGAACCCCGACTGCTCACGGTACGGCATCTGCGCCGCGCCGTGTGTCTACCCGAACGACCCGTGCGGCACGTGCGGCCAGCCCGGCTACGACCCCACGCGCACCGACTGGTTCGTCGGCAGGTGGAGCACAAGCAACATGCAGGACTGGTGGGGGCATCGGTGGGACGCGCTGGGCGTGCCCGACGACGGGCGCGTGCTCAACGCGGGAACGGTCGCGCAGGCCCGCACGGCCACGGGCACGCCGCCGATGGCCGCGGCCCTCATGCAGACGATCGCGTATTCCGACGCGCCGCTGGTGACCCAGCACGGCGTCGTACCCGACTACGCGCACGGCTGGTACGTCGAAGTGATCGACGATCTGCGGATTCGGTGGTCGAGCGTGCACAACCTGATGATCGCCGACTACCGGCTGCGGACGTGGCGGCTGTGGGGCGCGCGCGGCGACTCCGCCGCGCTGTTCGCGTTCCTCGGCGACTGGTTCAACTGCCGCTGGTGGTCCGACTGCGACCGCGACGGGTGCGCGGGCGTGGCGGACATCACCGCCTTCCTGTGCGACTGGATGGCACCGTGAAACTCATCGTCCCGCTACGCCCCGACATCCCCGGCTACGCGCCCCCGCAGGGGTCGGACATCCACCCGTGCGCCGTGCTCGGACCGCGCTGGCCCGCCGACGCGCACATGCTCGACTGGAAACGCATCGACGACTTCTTCACCCACGACGAGATTCGCCTGCGAATCGCGATCGAACACGTCCGGGCCGCGCCGCCGGGCGCACGCGCGGTCGTGCTGACCGGCCTGCACGCCGACACATCGTCATGGAAGAACGACCCGCCGCCCGTCGGCTCGCTCGACTGGTACGCGGGCTGGGATCGCGCCATCGAGTACCTGGCGGGCGCGCTGGTGTCCCGCGCGCCCCGCGACACGCTCATCATCGGCCAGAGCGAGCATCACCCGCTGGGCCGGTGGATCGACACCGCGTACGAGGCGGCTTACCCGTTCCAGTTCTGCAACTACTTCGCGCTCTCGGACCCCGAGTCGCCGCACGTCTACGCGCCTGGGCACGCGGCCATGCCCGGCCTGTACGCAACCGACCACCGCACCTACAGCCTCGACCATGTGGCCAAGTGGCTGCGCGGCCACCCGCGCGAGGTCATCCCCTGGATCACCGAGCCCGTCGTCGGCGACGAGACAAACTGGAAGACCGCGCTCAACATCTGCCAGTTGCTCGGCGCGAACCGCGCCGTGCTGTTTGCCGACCACCGCGAACCCGCCAAACTCCCCGAGCGCAAGGCCGCGCTGGAGCAGGCGTTCGTGCAGGTCGGCAACTGGACCGGCGGCGACATCGGCGTCGCGGGCGTGTGGAGGATCTGACATGGCCAAGAGCAACAGGCCGACTCCGATCATCGACACGGCCGCCGACGCCGCCACGCTCGCCGAGGCGTCGCGCAGGTCGGAAACGCCGACAATCGACGTGCAGACGGCCTCACGCGCCGTCAAGGACGCCGTAGCCCGCAACGCCGCACGCGGGCTCCGCCACCTCCGCGAACCGCTCGCAGTGATCGAACAACAGACCGGCGAACAGCCAACCCCGGAACTCATCGCGCAGACAATCATCGACCTCGAGCGCGTCGGCTTCCGCTTCGTGCCGATGCTCAACGGCAACTCGCCGACCGAATACATCATGGTCTGGTAGTCTGATCGTCACTCTGATCAAGAAACCCGGTCGCGCGGTCCGGTCGGTATCATTCGACGATGCCGAACCTCAGCCCCAGCGTTGATCCGTACGCACGCCTTCAGGGATCATTTGACCTTGTCGGCGCAATGTACCAGCCCGGGCGCGTGGTCAGCGTCACCCAGAAGAATCCGGATCTCAACACCACCGGACTTGTAAGTTACGGCGGTTCAGGTCCGTCTTCAGCAGGAACAGCAACCGCGGTCGTCAATGACCACGGCGACTGGGTGAACTACGCGACAGCCGCCTCAGCCGGTGACTACGCCGGGTGGGAGCAGTCCGGCGTCCTGTCATATCAACTCCGGCACGCGCTCCAGTACCACGCGGTGATACAGACCGGCGCAAATGTCACGGACCAGATCAACTGGGCCGGTTTCGCGTCTCTCACTCCGTTCAGTTTCGGAACAGACAACCTGTCCAAAGCCGGTGCGCTCGCCGTCATCTTCCGCGCATCGTCCATGTCGTCCGATACCACGTGGAAAGCCGTTGTCAGCGACGGAACAACCCAAACCATCCACGATACCGGCGTGCCGTGGACGGCCGACACGACGTACGAACTCCACATCGACATCCGCGACCGCACACAGGCGGTCTTCGTCGTGAACCGCGCCATCGTCGCCGTTGCGCCGTGCGAACACGTCAACCAATCCACACCGCTCGCGTGGGGCATCGCGATCGAAACGCTCGCAAACGCCGCAAAGAATATCCGTATCGCCATGTGCATCACCGCCCAGCAACGGTACCCGGAGTAAACCATGCCGCAACTCACCATCTGGGCATCATTCGCATCATCAAAAGGCACCGGCGACGCCGAATGGAGCACGCCCTCCAACGCGACCGGCGCGCCGAACGGATCGGTCACCACCGTCGCGCTCGACGCCGACCAACTCTCGTCCGGACTCGTTCTCGATTACCCGGCTACGCCGATCGGCGGAGTCATCACCAACATCGAAGTCCTCCTCCGCGCGTCGATTAGCGACCCCTCCGCGCTCGACGTGATGAGCATCAGCGGTGGGTTTGGCTCGCTCGCCATCGGGTTCCCTCCGATCGAGCCGACGGCGACGCTCACCACCTACGCGCAGACGGCGATCGGGATCAGGTCCGAAGCCAAAGACGCGATCGAGGCCGGGCTGACCGGCGGCCTCATCGTCGCACAATCCGGCTCGGTCCCGGCCACGTTCTCCGTGGACGCGGTCGGCATCCGCGTCTCGTACATCAACGGAGGCAGTGGAGGAAGCGGACCGCTCGCCGGACCTGTGATCAAGGGACTTCCGCTCGGCATCGTGCTCCCATAGCATCACACAGGAGATACTCATGAGCATCCGCCTCTACCCGCTGTTCCCGCAATCGCTCTACCTGCCGACCGACAGCACGCAGGACTCGTTCACGCTCACGGCCGGACGAAAAACCGTGACCAACTCCAACGGACGCCTCTACGTCGGCACTTCCACCGTGCACCGCATCGTCCCGCTCAACGGCGCGCGCGGCGCGGCGATCCAGTTCATCGGAACAGACGCCAACAACGAAACCATCACCGCCGTCAAGGTCTGGACAGCGACGTTCGCCGATTCGTCGGGTGAAGGATCACCGACAGTGATCAACTTGCCTTCGGCCATCGACCTCAACCAGTACGGCGCAACAGGCGTGATCACACTTGGAAATATCAACGGCGCGACCGGCGATGTTGTGCCCGCCACGTCGTTCGTGGCAGACACCATCGCCGACTGGGCGACAACCGCGCTCGGAACAGTCAACGAAGCCGTCTACGCGCTCGGCGAATCGGCAGCCTACTCACCGGCCAGCGACGCGCCAGCCACGCTGATCATTCCCAACTTCGGTCCGAACATTCATGGTTTCGTGCTTGAGTTCGACATCGGCACCGCCGCGAGCGCGAACGCCGTGTACACACTCACGGCTTGACGGGAACCACGCATGAAAACGTGCCTGCTCATCATTCGTACGGCCGTCTGGTTCGCCGCGTGGGCCTGTGCCGCGGTCGCCGCGCATCACGCCGTCGCGCTGCTGCACTGGCGCGACGCGGCCGCGCTGGCGGTCGGCCTGTTCGTGCTGCTCATCCCGCTAACAGGGCTGCAGCGTACCATCACCACAAGGGGTGCGTGAAATGGAAAACAACGAGAACATTGCGCCGGGAGGGGTTGAACGCCGCAAGCACGACTCGGCGATCGACGTGACCAGCGAGAAGGATCGCGCGACGATCCGCAACGCCTGCCGACGCTGGCCCAAGCGCGTGAAGGGCATCGACGAGGAGCGCAAGCAGGGTTGGCTCGACGATCTTGCGATGGTCCGCGACGCGGCGCGCAAAACGATGGAGAAGGGCGGCGAGTTCTACCCGGTCGGCGACGGCGGCAGGTGGGAGACGCGCCTCGACGCGGCGAACGTGATCACCAGCGCGGTCAAGACCGAGTTTGCGATGGAGACGATGAACCAGGCCGACGAGCACAGGGAGGCGCAGATCGAATCCGGCGACGGTCGGTCGTCGGGCGTCACCATCAACGCCGCAACGGTGAATGTTGAGGCGTTGCAGCGCGTCGCGTCCGATCCGCGCGCGTACGCCGAGTTCGTGCGGCTGTCCGAGTCCGTGAGGTCGCGCGATGCCGCCGAGCCCGGATGAACTCGCGGCGTGGGCGGTCAGTCCGCTTCGTTCTGTGCACGCGTTCGCCGAGTGGGCCAGCGGCGGTCGATGGCTCGCGTACCGACATCTTGTGTACGTTGGTCACGCGCTGACGCGCGCGGCGTTGACGCCCGGCTCGCGGTTGATCGTGAACATGGGGCCGCGCACGGGCAAGTCTCTGCTCATCAGCAAGTGGCTGCCGGTGTGGTATCTCAACCTGTTTCCTGATCGCCACGTGATCCTCGGCACGCATACGGACTCGCTGGCCAAGCGGTACGGTCGGTACGTGCGCGACGAACTCCAGACGAATGTAGCGTGCACTACAAAGGTGAGCGACGACAACACCGCCAAGGACGAATGGTCAACCGTCTCCGGCGGCGGGATGAAATGCGCGGGCGTCGGCAAGGCGATCATGGGGTACGGAGCGCACCTGTTTGTGATCGACGATCCGTACCCGAACTGGGCGCGCGCGTGGAGTCCGACGTATCGACGCGAGGTCGAGGAGTGGTTCGAGGCTGTGGTTTCGACGCGCCTTGAGCCGGGCGCATCGGTGATTGTGCTGCATCACCGGATGCACCCCAACGACCTGACGGACTATCTGCTCAGGGGCGGCGGAGAGTGGGAGCACGTATCGCTCCCGTCGCTGGCGGTCGAGAACGACCCGCTCGGCCGCGCGCCGGGCGAGGCGATCTGTCCGGAGCGGTTCCCGAAACACAAACTGGAGCGCATGATGCGCTCGACGCGCAACCGCGCGATCTGGGAATCGATGCACCAGCAGAACCCGCTGCACGTCGGCGCTGGCGCGGCGTACCACCAGTTCAACACCGCGAACGTGTCGGCCTCGGTCGGGTTCAGGTTCGATCTGCCGCTGTGTTTCGCCGTGGACTTCAACCGCACGCCGCACATGCACGCGCTGGCGTGTCAGTACGACCACGCGGCGGATTGTTTCACCGTGATCGACGAACTGACGGAGAGCAGGACGACGATCGATCTTGCGGCCGAGATGGCCGAGTGGTTTTCCGCTCTTGACTGGCGCGGCCGCAGGCCCGAGGTGCAGTTGTTCGGCGACGCGAGCGGCGGCACCGCGTCCATGCAGTCCGGCGTTTCCGAGTTCATCGTGATCCGTGATCGGTTCGAGGCCGCGACCGGCATACGGCCGCGCGTGCGGACACCGGCGTCGAACCCGCGCCACGTCGAGCGTGTGAACGCCGTAAACGACGTTCTGCGGGACGCGGGCGGCACGCGCCGCCTGTTGATTCACATCCGATGCGAACGACTGATCGCGGACATGATGGAGCAGCGCACGGACAGGGACGGCAGGCTCGACAAGTCTGACAGCGTGATCGGGCACGCGGGTGACGCGCTGGGGTACTGGGTACACTACCTGCGCCCGGTCGGAACACCGCAACCTGCGCGGCCGGTCCGCGTGGACGCGCGGCGGCTGTTCGCAACGACGCGAGGGGTGTAGGCATGGCCAAGCGCATCGGAACGCGAACACGCGCACAGGTTCAGAACGGAACGCTTTCCGTCGTATCTTCAATCGGCAGCATCGCGCGCGGCGTTTCCGCCGCGCACGCGAACGTGCACGGGATCAGCAGCGCGCCGTCCGGCAACTACCAGACATACCGATCGATGCGGTGCAACCCGACCGTCGCCGTCGCGCGCGCCGCGATGTTCGCGCCGATCAAGGCGTCGGCGTGGTCGTACGAGGCGATGGACGGCGTGCCGGACGAGCGCGTGAAGTTCGTGCAGGACCAGATGAGCAAACTCAGGCAGCGGCTGCTCGACGACGTGCTCCGTTCGATCGAGTACGGCTGGCAGCCGTTCGAGCGCGTGTACAACTTCGCGAACGGCCGGATCGGCTACGCGCGGATCAAGGCGTTGTTGCCCGACAAGACCGAAGCGGTCGTTGACGAGCGCACCGGCCAACTGCTCGGCGTGCGCAACGACGGCGTGACGCTTTCGCTGGCCGAGGCCGCGGTCGTGACCTACGACGGCGAGGGCGACGATCCGTACGGCCGTTCGATCTACGAGAACATCCGCGTTTCCGCGTGGTGGCCGTGGGTGGACGCGAGCCGCAAACTCGCGCAGTACATGACCAAGGGCGCGGGCGTGATCCCGATCGTGCACTACCCGATGGGCACGAGCGTGGACTTCGAGAGCGGGTCCACGGCGGACAACAGCGAGGGCGCGGCGTTGCTGCTCCGCGCGCTGGCGAGCGGGGCCGGTGTGACGATCCCGAACATGATCAGCAAGGGCTACGAGGACCTGCTGGTGCGCGGCGCGAATGTTGACCAGTTGGCGGCGTGGCGCGTGTCGTTCCTTGAGACGCGGAGCGGGGTCGGCAACGAGATTATCGAGGCGATGCGGCACTACGAGAAACTGATCGTTCGCGGTATGCTGCAGCCGGAGCGTGCAATCCTTGAGGGTCAGAGCGGCACGCGCGCCGACGCCGGTTCGCACGCTGATCTTGCGTTGACGATGGCGATCGACCGGCTGGAGTGGGTTATCGACCGCATCAACCGCCTGTTTGTTGACCCGTTGCTGGCTCTGAACTTCGGGCCGGACGCGCGCGGGAGCGTGTACATCGTGCCCGCGCCGATCCGTGACGACGACCGCGAGTTTCTTCGCGGTCTGCTCAGCGCGGTGCTCACGGCCAACCCCGACCTGTTGTTCGCGGTCGCGGACTTTGACGCGATGCTCGACGCGGCGAACATTCCGAAGTCCGCCGAGGTGGTGGACGTGGACCGTGCGCGGCAGCAGCAGCCGCAGACCGCGCCGACGCCGGGCATGGCCGCGCTGGCGCGTGAGATTCGCGCCTTCCGACAACTCGGGATCGTGTGATGGCGTACAGAATCGATCACAACCGTGCGATGATCCCTCCGCCGAGCCGCGAACTGATCTGGCGCATGGCGGTCGAGGGCTACGCGGTCGGAGCCGAGTACAGCACGGCGTCTCCGTTGAAGTTTCCGCGGTTCTCCGAACTGGACCAGACGACGCAGGGCCTGTGGCACTCGATCGCGCAGGCGATGTACGCGGTCGTCGCCGAGGAGGGCGGGGCGACGAAGGTGAAACTCGCGGAGCATTGACGATGGCCAGCGAGACCGCCGCGCGCGCCGCGCGGCTGATGGACGCCGAGATTCGCAGGATCGAGCGCGCCGGTATCCGCTCGGGCAACGCCGCTGCCGCGCGGCTGCGCGCCGAGGTTCTCCGCGCGTGGCTGCGCGGCGGCGACCTGTACGCCCCGCTCGACGGCTGGATTCGCCGCACGTCTGCGGTGCTCGCCGACGCGATGGCGGCGGCGTACCTGCAGGGGAGGCTGCGCGCCCGCGCGACGGCGCGGCGAGCCGAGCGGGGCCTCAACATGGCGCAGACGATCGGGTCTGCGATGGACGACTTCGGCGATCGTCTCGGACTGTCCGAGTCAGCGGTGCGGCAACTGGCCGAGTATTTCTCGCAGCAGGCTACGTCGCGCGTGGTGGACGCCGGGCAGATGTTCAGATCGAAGGTGGCCGATGCGGCGGCCAATGCGGTTCAATCCGGCTTGAGCGTGCGGTCCGGCGCGTCGCTGATCCGCGACGCGATGGACGCGGCCGGTGTGACGACGACGAACCCGTACCTCGCCGAGACGCTGTACCGCACGTCTCTGCAGGAGTCCTACGCGGCGGCGCGGTGGCAGGCGAACCAGAACCCGGCGACCCAGGAGATTCTTTGGGGCTACGAGTACGCCGCGACGCTTGACGATCGCACGACGGAACTGTGCGCCGATGCGGACGGGGTGAGACGGCCGAAGGGCGATGTCTTCTGGTCGCGCTACGCGCCCCCGAATCACTGGAACTGCCGCTCGCAGATCATCGAGATTTTTTTCGGCGACGACGAGGCGGCGGCGACGGCGGTGCCGGTTCTGCCGCTGCCGCAAGAGGGCTTTCAGGCGAACTTCGGCGATCTGTTCGCCAACGTTCCGCTGGTCGCGTCGTTCGCCTGATTCACATTTTGTACCTTTGGCTACTTGACGTAGCCTGCGGTGGTATACTTCCGATGTTGGCAGTGGTCCCCGGCAAGGGAAGGGACCGACCGCGTGAAGCGGACTGCCACAACCTTGCCGGGGCTCACAACCCCCAACACCCCGCCGTGCTCCACGGGTGCGCGCGGCGGGGTTTCTCATGCGCGCTCGCCGCTCGCGTGGCAGTTTGCTGGCGAACCGGCCCGCGCCGTCGCGGCCCGCATCGTGGCCGATGAAACGCCGCGTCGGAAGTACGTGAAGGACCTCATCCGGGCCGGAAGGTACGTCGCGCAGGGGCGCGAAGTGTTGTTGTCGGTCGCGGATATCGACGAACTGGTGAAGAACACCACGGCGTTCATCGAGGCCGGGAACGACGTGCCGGTTCCCGACGGGCACACGAAATCGGCGACGGCGAACCGCGGGTATCTGCGTGAACTGTTCCGCGAGGGCGACACGCTGTACGGCGTGATCGAGATGATCGGCGAAGACGGCATCGCCACGGCCGCGCGCTCGAAGGTCAGCATCGGTACTGACACAAACTACGCGGACGGCATGGGCAACGTCTATTCGCACGTGATCACGCACGTTGCGCTGACGAACGAGCCTGTCGTGCCCGATCAGAACGGCTTTGTCCCGCTTGCGGCGTCGCGCGGCGCGGCGTCGCGCGCGCTGGTGCTCAGCCTTGCAAACACGGAGAACAGCATGGAAAGTCTCACGAAGATCGCGGCGATGCTCGGGGTCGAGGGCGTCGAATCGCTGGACGAAGCGGCCCTTGTTGACGCGATCGTCAAGGCGATCGAGGCGATGAAGAACATGAGCAAGACCGCGTCCGCCGACGCGGCCTCGCTGAAGTCCGAACTGGTCAGGATCAAGGCGTCGCTCGCCAAGCCCAAGCCGGAGCCGGACCCGATGCTGCTGTCGCTGGCGGCGAAGAACCGCCGCCTCGAACTCGACCAGTTGGTGCGCGACGGGCGCATCAGCGCGGCGGTCAAGGACAAACTGATCGACGTGTTCGTCGGCGCGGACAACTCCGGTCTGAAACTCTCGCTCGACCAGACCGGCGACGGAATCTTCAACGGCGTGCTGGACGCGCTGCGCTTGAACGAGACCGCGAAACTCGGCGGCCGCGCCGGTGTTCAGGGCGTCGCGTTGTCGCGCGCGACGCCTGACAACTTCGACCCGGTCAAGGCCGGGCGCGACCTCATGGCCACCATCGGGATCAAGGCTCAGGCCTGAACCACAGGAGAAAGCACAATGTCGAACTCAATCACAGGTCTGCCTGGTTACCCGAGCGGAAACGTGGTCTGGGGTCCGCGGAAGATCAGGCGCGGCAACCAGCCTCCCTACTACCTCGACGGCGGTGTCACGGTGAAGGGCTCGGTGTCGCGCGACGCGACGAACACCGGCTATACCGACGTGCTGCAGCCGGGCAAGATCATGGTCAAGGAGGCCAGCGGCGGCCTCTATCGTCCGTTCATCATCGGCAAGAGCACCGCCGCCTACACGGACAACGACACCGTGATCACGGTGAGTGCGGCGACCGCCACGGAAATCGGTCGTTTGATCGCCGTGACCGGCGGCTCGCTGTCGCTGGCGTTCATCGGTCCTCCGACGGCCGGAGGCACGGTCGCCGAAACCGCGATCACGGTCACCGGCGTCGCGTCGGCGACGACGATTACGTGCGGTGACCTGAACCTCAACAAGGTCACGGATTCGTTGATCGCGATTCCCGCCGGTGGCCGCACCGCCGGTTCGTTCTGCCTGATCGACGATGATGACTACACCAAGGTCACCGACGAGAACGGGAACAACATCAATGTTCCGCTCGCACGGCCGCTGATCGGCGGCGCGGTGGACCCGAGCAAGATCATCGACTGGCCCGCCGATTCATCGACGGTCGCGTACCTCAAGGGCCTGCTCAACAGCGGTGTCGGCGGGTACGGGTTCACGTTCACCTCGCCGTTCTGAGGCGCACACACGGAGTAGCAGACCATGCCATCAACCACGATTCAAGAGGTACTCGGCACCGAGGTGTTGCTCGGCGCAACCGGAACGGCGGCCGCCGCGCTGCCGACGCGGCACATGCCGCCTGAACTGCTCCGCGGCACGCCGGTCGGCTCCAACACGGGGTACGTGCTGGTCGGTCAGGGCACGAACGCGACGGCGCGGGCGGCGCACCGCGGCTCGGCGGCGCGGCCGTACAAGCTGTCGGGCATGAACCGGCGTCCGAACGTGTTGTTGCATTCGAGCAACTCGTTCGACATCAAGGCCGATACGTTGATGAACCTCGTCAACCCGTCGAACGGTGCGATGCAGACGTTCGCCAGGGCCGAGGTCGCGCGGCAGGTGAACGAAGCGACGAAGGTGAGCATGAACCTTCGCACGCAGTGCATCACGTCGATCTTCGGGCTCGGCGCGGCCTGGTACGACGCGGACGGGAACCCGCTCTCGTCCTCGTCGGGCGCGGTGATCACGATCGATCCTGGCATTCCGGCCAACAACCGCAACCAGTTGAACGGCCTGATCACGGCCTCGTGGGCGAACGCGTCAACGCCGATCGTGACCAACCTGATGAACATTCAGAAGCAGGCCCTTGTCAACAGCAAGGGCCGCACCGGTCCGATTGAGAATGCGATCTACAGCGCAACCATTTTCAACTACATCTACAACAACACGCAGGCGCAGGCAATGATCCGCAACAACCCGGTGTACATGTCCGCGTTCGCGCAGGGCGTGATTCCTAACGGGTTCGCCGGCATTCGCAACTGGTGGCCCGGCTACTTCGGCTTTTACGACAACGCGAGCGGCACGACGGTCACGCCGTTCGCCGACGACACGCTCACGCTGTTCCCGGCCGTGGATTCCTCGTGGTACGAGTTGCAGGAGGGCGTGCAGGCTCTTCCCCGCGAGTTCGCCGCGTACTCTGACCTCAACGACATCAACCCGATCATCGCCAACGGCATGTTTGCTTACGCGTACCAGACCATGAACCCCTACGGCGCGACGATGATCTTCGGCGACAACTTCGTGCCCGCGATTCACATCCCCGAGGTCGTGTTCATCGCGGACGTTGTGCCCTGATCCGGCTTGACAGCGAGATGCACCTCCCTTTTCTTGCGCAGGCCCCGGCTCGTTGACGGGCCGTGGCCTGTTTTCAGGAGCGACCGATGGCGTACTCGACTCAGACCGACATCGAAGACGTCTTCGGCGTGACGAACGTTGCGGTGTGGTCGCAACTCAACGAATCGGCGAGCCGCGCGTCAACGGGCGTGCCCGCGGCGGACACGGCGCGGATCGCGCGCGCGATCGCGTACGCAGATTCGGTGATCGACGACCGTTTCCGCGGCTTCCGCTATTCGCTGCCGATGTCGCCGGTCCCGCGCGCTGTGGTGAACTGGTCGGCGACTCTGGCTGGTGTGTGGCTGTACCGTTCGCGCGGCGTGGCGGCCGGTTCGGACACGGCGGAGGCGAACAGGTATGTCGGCATGGAGCAGGCCGCGCTGCGTGAGATGGATCTGCACCTCGCTGGCACGCGCGAACTCGGTCTTGAGGACAACGAGCGTCGGCCGACGCGGCCGGTGGCGGTGCCGCAATGGTGAGCGTCGAGGTCAACGTCAGACCGCTGCTCAAGGTCGAGGGCGATTTTTCGTCGATCGTTCGCGTCCCGAGCCATCCCGCGATCGAGGATATGTTCACGCAATGGGCCGATCGATACTCGGCGTTCGTGCGCAGGCGATTCAACCAGTACAGCCGCGGCGGCGGCGACTGGGCCCCGCTCGCCCTGTCAACGGTGCAGCGGCGTCGGCGCGGCAAGCGCGGCTCCGTGTTTACGAATGATCGTGGTCAGTGGTCGCGCCGTTTGTTTGTCGCGCGTGACACGCGGCGCGGGATGCTTGTGGCGAGTCCTGCGGCGTACGCGATTCTGCGTGACACAGGGTCGTTGTTCGGCGCGTTGACGATCGGCGCGCGCGGCAACCTGACACGCCGCGGGCCTGGCACGGTCACGTTTGGGATCGAGGGCGGCGCGACGGGCAAGGGCGTCACGCTCGGCCAGATCGCCAGATGGCACGATAAGGGAGCGGAAAAACTGCCGCAGCGGAGGATTCTGGTTCAGCCGAGCGCGGGCGTGGTCCGAAACATGGCTTCGGATTCCGCGCTCGCTGCGCGGAAGATTGTCGATGAAATCGGGAGGAGCGTGTAGATGTCGATTTCCGGCAACGACGGCATCTTCACCGCGATCGAGCGCGGTCTGCACGCGGCCCTGCGGCGGTCGTTCGGCCTGACCGCCGCCGTCGCCGAGAACAACTGGGTGGACTACACGCAGCCGTTGATCGAACCGGTCCGCGATTCGGCCGCAACGTCGGACCTGCCGGAACTCCGGCTCGCGCCGGCCGGACTCGCCCGCCAATCGCATTTGAGCGACGCTACGGTGTGGGTGCAGTCGTACTCCGTGGTGGTAGTCAGCGGCGACAAGCGCACGTCGGAGTGGCACAACCGCGTCAAGGAGGGGCTCCTGCGAGCCGTGCAGATGGCCAAGAGGTCGAATCTGCAACTGCCCGGTCGCGTGGTCGATGTTGTGTGCCCGTCGATCGATGAAGGTCCGTGGAACGACGACGACGGCGGCGCGCGGCACGCGGGCTGGATCATGCGCGCGACCGTGCAGGTGCGGTTCACGCTCGCAGACTGGGAGGTGCCGGTATGAGCGTGCAACTGACCGCGCGGCTGGTACTGACTTTTTCGTCCGTGCTGCGTGAAGGCGCGGCTTCATACCTCGTTGACGAGCAGTCTCTGTGCGAGTTCTATTTCGGCGTTGGCGATGCGCAGGCCGATTGGTCGTGCATCGGCGCGTACACGATCGCCGCGTCCGGCACAAAGAACATCGACTTCAACGACTGGATGGACGCGACGCCTCCGTCGGAGTTCCTGTCGGTCAAAGGTCTCTATGTCCGCAACGATTCGCAGGTCGGCGGCGCGTCGGTGCAGATCGGCGGATCGTTCTCCGTTATCGCGGGTTGCCAGACCGCGCTGCCGCCGCGCGGCGCGGTCGTGTTCGTCAACCCGACGGCCGACGGTTGGGATACGAGTGTTCCGAACAGCATTCTTCAGATCACGAATCTCAGCGCGTCGGTTGCGGCGTCGGTGCGCGTCGCGGCGATCGGCGTGCGGGTATAGGAGCGAGTCATGGCATGGCGATCAGGCTTGAGCGGGCTCTTGAGTTTCAACGGCACGTCCGCCGCGGCGACGATTCGCAACTGGCAGATCGACCCGTCAACGGCGAACGTCTCCGGCGCGGCATCGGACAGTTCTGGCGGGACGTTCGTGATCCCTGGCGTGCGCGACTTCACGGGCCGGTTCCAGTATTACAACGTCTCTCCGCTCGGCTTTGCGCGGCCGGGGAACACGTACGTTTTCTACGGGCAGAACCCGAGCGGCGAGTACCGCGGCGGCGTGATCGTCACGTCCACGACGATCGAGGTTGACATCGAGAACGGCGGGATCATCGGTGGTTCGTCGGAGTTCGCGTCGATCGGTTCTTCCACCGCCACGCTGACGGCCGACAACAACGCGCTGACGTATTCGGACACGCCGACCAGTTTGACCAACACGGGAACGCCGAACGTGTTTTCGTCGATCGGATGCAAGGCCGCGTGGGCCGTCGTTACCGGCGGCGCGCTCGGTTCGTACTCGGATATCCCGAGCGTGCGGCGGTGGTCGTTGACGTTGACGAACACACCGACCGCGTTCTCGAACTCCGGCACCGGCGGCGTGATCAAGCGCATCGCCGGTCTGTATTCGGCGTCGGCGTCGGTGAGCGTGCACGAGGCCGATCCCGACGTGCTGGCCGACGCCGGGCTGACCGTCGGATCGGTCGGCGCGCTGCGGCTCTACACGTCTGCGTCGGCCTACTGGCAGGCGACGTATATGTTGCCGCGCAACACACCGGCCGATGTTCAGATCGAGAACCCGAACGTGATCGGCGTTGACCTTTCGTTTGACTGGTCGAGTCACGGACGGCTGACGGGCGGATTCACGAAGGGCGCGGTTGTTGACCCGGCGTCGGTCACGTGGTTCTGAGCGGAGGGCGGCTTGAGTCAGATCAGCGGACCGGGTATTTCGATCACGTTTACCGCGACCGGTCAGCAGGTCGTGGAGGAGTCGCGCCGCGTCCGCGTGGAGGTTCAGCAGACGGCGCAGGCGGTTTCTCGCTCGGGCGAGCAGATGTCCGCCGCGCAGGACCGCGTTGAGCAGTCGTCGGCGCGTGCGTTGCAATCGATGACGCGGTTCGCGCGCGCCGCGCTCGGTGGGTTCGGGCTGCTCGGCCTGATCGGTACTGTGCAGTCGCTCGCGGATTCGTTCCTCCGCGTCCAGCAGACGGCCGAGGAGGCCGGCGCGGCGATCCAGCGCGTGGGTTCGGAGAGTTTCGAGCGGCTGCGGAAGATCGGGTCCGACCAGGGCGACGAAGTCGAGAAGACCATCGCTTCCATCAGAGCGGCCACGGCGAAAGAGGTCGCGGCGATCCAGCAGGAGGCCGAGAAACTCCGCGAGATGCTCGCGTTCAAGGGCGCGGGCGGCGGCCTGTTCGATTTTTTCGGCGACGTGCAGAAGGCCGTTACCGGCGCGAACGAGGCGTTCGAGCGTCAGGCGGCCGTCGCCGCGGCGCGCGTCGAATCGATCAGGAAACAGGAGGCGGAGGCGATCAGGCGATTGCAGGAGCAGGCCGCGCAGCAGGAACTCGAACTCCGCACCCGCAACGTGGAGCGCATCGAGTCCGAGGCGCGAGCGATCCGCGAGCGCGGCCTGTCGGAGCGTGAGCGTCTGGAAATCGAGACGGTCCGTCGCCTCGACGAACTGCAGGCGCAGTTGAACTCGGCGAGGACGAAGCGCGAGCGCGACGCGCTGCTCTCGCTCTACGGTGCGGTCGCGGACGAGTTCAACCGGAGGATCATGTCCATCGACGAGGAATCGAGCAGGCGTCGGCGCGAGGACGCCGAGCGCGAGGCCAGGCAGAGGGCGGACGCCGAACGCCGCGCCGCAGAAGAGCGCGCCCGTTTCGAGCAGTCGCTGGCGGCCGACGCGGCGAGGCGGCAGGAGCAGATCGCGTCTTCGATCGAGAGCGCGGCCCGCGCCATGTCCGACGCGGCGCGGCGGCTCACCGAGACCGCTTCGGACGTGACGCTCATCAGGGGCATCGTCGAGACCAGACTTGCGATCGGGGGTGGGCGGAGATGAGCGATTGGCTGAAAGACGGCGACTCGCTCAGCGCGGAGGCCAACGGCCTCGGCGTCACGTCGGTCACCGAGCGGTACGTGGTGTTTGGACCGGCCGAACCGTCCGCCGTTGTCGCCGCGCCAAGCCTCTATCAGGGCGGCATGGCCGGTGAGGTCGAGCCGTTGCCGGTCCCGGGTTCCGCGCACCCGAACTTTCCGTCGCTCCGCCTGCTCACGTGCTCGGCGCAGCGCGTGAACAACAACGTGGTCTATTCGGTTGTGTACGGGTCGTCAACGGCGATCTTTGATCGAGAGTGGTTCGCGCGGTCTGGTTCGTTCCAGACCGAGGCGACGCCGATGCCGTACGCGCGGCGCGTCAGGCACACAGTTCCGTCGTACACGGGCGCGAACGTGTCGTTCGTGCCCGTGGATCAGGACCTGTGGGCGATCGAGACCGTGGACGTGCTGCACACGGTCCAGCGCATCACGATGCAGGTGAACATCGGCGGCGCGATCGGCGCGGCCGTGCAGGCGATGCGCGCGCAGAACAACCGCGTGCACGTCATCAACGGCGGAGCGTACCGGTTCGAGGCCGGTGAATACTTTGAGGCCAAGCCGGGCGTGTGGATCGTGAACTACAACTGGATCGGCGAATCGGGCATTCTCTGGAACGATTCGCTCACCAGCGATGCGAACGTGGTGTTCCCGCCCCGCATTGACGGCCTGCTCACCGACCCGGGCGCGGGCCAAATCTATGTCGCCCCGCCGTTCTATTCGATCGACGCGATCCCTGATCCGGACTCGCCGGAACTTCCGCCCGCGTTCCGGCCGCGCCTCAGGTACCCGATCGAACCAAACGGGTACGCTCAACTCGTGGGATTACCGCCGCTATGAGTACGAACCGCGCCAGCATGACGCCGTCGCTCGCCGTAGTGGTCGATCGGAACTCCGGATCGCCAGCGCCGTGGGGAACGCACCAGTACCGCGCGAACGTGCACACTCCGAACGGCGTTCTGTACGACGTCGAACTTGGTCGTCCGATGCAGGAGTTCTGGCGCGACTATCCGTCGTTCGAGGTTCACCCGCTCCCGATCGGCTGCGGCGTTCCTGTGACAATCAGCGGCGAGGGGTGGTTCCGTCCGCAGTACATCGAATCGCCTGTGATGGGCGCGTGTGATGATCCGGGCGTGGGCGGGCGCAGCGTGCTCGAACGGTTGATCGTTGAACTTGAGCGCGCGTCGCCGGAGGTGCGGTCGATAATCGCGCAGCGTCTGCTCGGTGCGGCCGAGGAGGTGAGGAGGTGAGCGTGTTCCCGGTCAACTCCGCTCCGATGGAAATCTCGCGCACGGACGATACGGTCACGTACGCGCAGGATGTCAACACGAATATCGTCGGAGCGTCCGCGGCGTTCGACACGCGCGGGTTCCGTGCCGCGGTGCTGTACGCGATCGATGAATCCGGGAATGCGTGGACCGTCGCGGGCCTGCGCGCGTTCTGGACGATCGCCGGTTCGCCGAAGGTTCCGTTCGTTCCTGACGTGCGGCTCACGCCGTCGGTGCCGTACACGCCGCGTCCGTTCGAGGTGTGGTTCGCGGATTCCGTGATTGTGGCGGTCACGTCCGCCGAGGGCGCGGCAGATCCGGTCCGCGTCTATTGTCGTCTGAGCAGATAGGAGCAGCCAATGGCAACGGTCATCTACACTCCGGCGGCGGACATCACGTCGCAGAATCCGTCCGGTCAGGCCAACGACCTGTTCTTCGCCGAGTGGCCGAACGGATTTGAAATCACCAACGGCACTGACCTTTCCGGTGTCGGCCAGCAGGCGAACATCAAGATCAGCCGCAGGTTCGGCGGCGTGTTCAAGTCGGTTCTGCAGTGTGGCGTTACCGGCGAACTGCACATCGACGCGAAGTCGCCGGCCGTGGTTCAGTTTCGCGCGGCGAACACAACGGCCGGTTCGTCTACTGCGAACACGATCGCAACGCTTCGTCACACCGGCACGTGCCGCGTGATCGACGCGGGCGGAGGCAACGTCACCAACTGCGAGCAGACAAGCGGCGAACTGGTCATGAGCGGATCGACGATCGTGACCAACGCTCGCGTCATGGGCGGGAACTTCTGGATTGAGTACAACGCGACCGGTCTGTCTTCGGGCAGATTCACGGGTTGCCGGGCGACCGTGCGGCGCGGCTTCGCGTCCAACTCGCAGTGTCTTGTCACGGGCGGCGCGTCCGTGCTGTTCGCGCGTTCGCAGACCGTCGCGTCCAGCGGCATCAGCATCACGGGCGGATCGGGCCTGCTCACGGTCGGAGCCGGTTCGTCGGTCAACTGGCAGGGCGGCGTGATCGACGCGATCGAACTCACCGATCCGACGTCCACGTTCGGATGGCAGGACATGTACGAGAGCGTGACATTCCCGTTGATCCGCGGCGACGCGCAGGCGATCTTTAGGACTGGCCTCCGCACGGGTTCGTCGAACGTATCGAGGTTCGGCGCGACGATCACCGTTACAGCGATCGCGGCGTACGGCAAGAAGGTCTCGGAGGTCGGCGGCGACGTTTTGGTTTGATGTCGTGAGCAATGGCAAAGGTTCTCGCCACGCCCGATCGGTCGAGGCTGCTGCTGTGTCCTGACGGCACGCGGCTGGCGACGCCAGGCGATCCGGCGTGCTGCGGGACCGGCTGCCCGTTCTGGGTTCGCTTCAGACCGTGCGGTACGTTTGATTGTCTTGGCGAGAAGACGCCTGTTTCCGCGCCGCGCGTGTGGCTGTGCGGCACAGCGCGGTGCAACGACCTCAACCAGAGCAACGGCATACCTGAGAGCATCATCGGCAGACCGAATCTCGTTGTGCTCATTGGTGGGCGGTGCTACATCAGCGACGGCGCGCAGACGAACGACGCGGCGACGATCCCGCCCGACGAGCCGATCGTCGGCGACCTGCTCTTTCCATGCCGCACGGGCGGGTGCGAAAACGCTGATTGCGGAAGTCGAAGCGGCTGGGCGCGGGCGTACCCGTGCGACCCGGCAAACAGCGGCGGGTCGGTGTACTTCTGCAAGGGCAGCCTGCTGCGGCCTTGCGTGGTGACGGACGTGGTCGGCCCGGGCGGGTGCTGGGTGTTCAAGTTGTCCGCGCCGGAGGTGGAACTTCCGCCGGGTCAGACGGGCCTTGTGTTCCCGCCCGACTACCCGTGGGACACGCCGCCGTTCAACTGGGGTTCGTGCTGCTGGTGTCACTGCACGCCCATTCCTCCGCTCTTGCAACCAATCGCGTGTCTGAGCGCGGGGCCGTGGCCCAACGGGTGCTGCCCGTCGAGCATGGCCGAGTCGTTCGCACGGATTGACTACGAGATTGACCAGCAGTTCGGCGGCGGCCAGAGGCTCTACCAGCGGTTGCGAGGGTTCGGTCCAGCGCTGGCCGTGCCCGTGCGCCAGCAGGAGCGATTCTGGTTCGGCGGCGTGCTGCTCTACGACATCGAGTTTCCGATCGGTACGGCCGAGTGCCTGTGCCCCGCTCGCGAGCCGACCATCGGCGGGAACAACATCTTCACGATCTTCCCGAACAACGACGGCGGGCTGGAGTCCTGCACCGAGTTCCGCGCGCACAACCGGTGGAGTTTCGCACAGGTCTACCGACCGCCGGGTTCGCCTTCCGAGTTGCGGAGCAACCGCGGTGAGGTTCGCCTCTTCATCCCCGATTCGCCGCCGTGTACGAACAGCGACTGCTTCAGTTCGTTCGTGCCGATCAGGCCGCCGATCACCGGCGCGCCGCCCGAGATTCCGATCGGAGGTCCGCAGCCCGCGACAGGGAGCGACGGCGGGACGATCACCGTGCGCGGCGGTGGTTCGCGGCCCATCGATCCGATGGTGGCCGCGATCCTCGCGCAGCAGGCGCGCGGCGGCGGCTGCGCCGGGTGCGGGGATGGTTGGATTGGATGATCGGATCGATATGGATCGATATGTCAAACTATGTCAGTACCTACCGATCGCCCATCGCGCGGCCGAGCATGACGAGCGCGACATAAACCACAAGGAACGGCCACATCACGCACACGCGCCAGTCCCATGCGCCGGTCATGAGCCGGAACGCGCCGCCGACGGCCGCGCCAGCGAGTAGGTAGGCGAGTACGTAGAGTATGGTTCGGTCTCCAATCCGATCGTTCTGATCCATACTCGCACCATCCCGCCCTTTTCGACGTTGCCGCGTCGGATCAGCAGGTCGTCGATTTGCCCGTCATCGTCGTATACCCTCGCGTGCCTGAGCGCGTCGAGAATCGCCTTGGGCAGATTGTCGAGGTCGCGGACGCGCCGGTCCGGCGGGTAGGCGAGGATGTCCACGGCGAGCCGACCGTCGATTCGCGGGGTGCGATTGCGCAGGACTTCGAGCATCACGCGGTCGCGGTAGGCGCGGCCCTCGCGGCTGATGAGCGTGCGCGAGCCGACGTGCCGCCAGTAGGTGTTCAAGGTCGGGGGCCACGGGAGCGTGAGCGTTGTTTCGTGCGCCTTGGTCATGACAGACACGGCAACGATTCGAGGGGACGGGCGAACTCGCGCGGGGCGTGGTAGACGGCGAGACAGTGTGGGTCGGCGGTTCGCTCGATCATCCGTTGTGAGTCTCCTTTCGCCTGGTGATGTGCCCGTTCACGCGCGCGAACAAGTGCGGCCACTGGACCGCCGCGTCCACTCCGGCCGCGAGCAGTTCGCGATCAATGCAATCAATGCATCGACTGGCTGAGGGGCGACAGTCTGCGCCGCACTTGCAGCCGCTGACCAGCACGGTGTGCGCGCCCAGCGCGGCCGCGTGCATGAGGTCATTGAGCAGTTTGTCCATTAGCGATTTCTTTGCGGGGACGGCCCCGCCCGGCGGTAGATGCCCAGTCCCTGAGCAGGCGTCGCGGCCAGACGGCCTCACGGTGGTTGGTCCCCTGAATCAGTGGCCGGACGCCCTCGCGTGCGGCCCGGTAACGCACGGCGGCAGGGCCGGAATAGCCCAGCGCGGCGGCCAGTTCTTTGGTGGTGATGCCCCTCATGGACCAGAGCATACCCCGGCGTAGACGGCGTAGCAAAAAATCTTTCCGGATTTTGCGTGACAACTTTAGACGGCGTGGTATCATGATCGATAGATGGAGGCGGGGCGGGAAACTCGGCCGACCGGAGGGCAGGTCGGAACACGGGCCAGGCCGCAGGAGCCACCACCATGCCGAAGTATATTGGGCGCGACATGCCGCTCGGTCACGATTCTGTGACCGAACTCCCGCCGAACTACGACCCATCAAATGACACAACCAGATCACTGGTCCGCCTCCAGTACAGACAGGCATGCCTCATGCAGTCCGGAACCGTTTACCGGTCGCTTGATACCACCGACCGAGGCGGCCGGCGCGTGCCGGCCAAGAGGTGGTACCGCTGGTTCGCCACGCGGGATGCAATCGTGGCGTGCCCGCGCTCGACTCCCGCCATGCTGCGGCGGGCCGCCGCGGCCGCCGCGACCACCCAACCGTCTACCTACGAGGATTGGTCGGCCGCCGTCGCGGCCGCCGTCGCCGACGCCGTCGCGGCCGGGCGTGAATGGGCATCGCGCGAGTGAGCCGAGCAGGTGATCGAGCGGGCGGCCGATCGGGGGATCGGCGACCCGCGCGACGCCGCCTACCGCATGGCCGAGCGATGCGGCTCGGACCCCAGGTGGGCCGAGTCCATCCACTGATCCCACACACACACACACACAGGAGTCCACCATGCTGCCGTACGTGACCGTCCACACCGACACCGCGCACGCCTACGGGGCATGCCTCATAGTCTGCGCCAACACCGAGACCGTGCGCGACCGCCTCGGCCTCGGCCTCGACCCCGCCATGAACGACGCCGCCGACGCTGCCGTTCGCGCCGCCGCCGTCGTGTGCGCCGGCCTCGATTACCACCGCGAGCGCAACTTCTGCGCCTACAACGGCGGCCCCCTCAAGTCCCTAATCGAGGCCCGCTACGCCGTGGCCGACATCGACGAGGACGGCGAGCCCGGCCCGTGGCGCGCCGCCGACGCCGACACCGTGCCCGCCGACGTGCGGGCCGCCGTTGATGCCGTGATCGACCAGGCCTACCGCGAGGCCGAGGTCGCAGCGCGTGAATGGGCATCGCGCGAGTGGGCCGAGCAGGTGATCGAGCGGGCGGCCCGTAAGAGGGAGGACCGATGAACACCATCACCGACGCTCAGATCGACGCCGCGCTGGCCGCGGACCCGTGGCCCGACGTGCCGGATCAGAACTACGCTCGCCGACTCGCCCACGCTCTTGGCGTCGAAGAGCGCGACGGGTGCTGGGAGGCCCAGGTCACTGGTCGGCGCGAACTGGTCGAGCGCGTGATCGAGCGCGCGACGACCGGCAACCCGGCGTGGGCTGCCTACCTCATGTGTCGTGATTGCGGCTCCTCGCGCGAGTGGGCCGAGCGCGTGATCGAACGCGCGACGACCGGCAACCCCGCCCACGCCGCCTACCTCATGTGTCGTGATTGCGGCTCCTCGCGCGAGTGGGCCGAGCGCGTGATCGAGCGCGCGACGACCGGCGACCCGGCGTGGGATGCCTACCTGATGTACCGCTTGGGCTCCTCGCGCGAGTGGGCCGAGCGCGTGATCGAACGCGCGACGACCGGCAACCCCGCTGGCTCCGCTCACCTCATGCACTGTGATTGCGGCTCCTCGCGCGAGTGGGCCGAGCGCGTGATCGAGCGCGCGACGACCGGCAACCCCGCTGGCTCCGCTCACCTCATGCACTGTGATTGCGGCTCCTCGCGCGAGTGGGCCGAGCGCGTGATCGAACGCGCGACGACCGGCAACCCCGCCCACGCCGCCTACCTCATGTGTCGTGATTGCGGCTCCTCGCGCGAGTGGGCCGAGCGCGTGATCGAGCGCGCGACGACCGGCGACCCGGCGTGGGCTGCCTACCTCATGTGTCGTGATTGCGGCTCCTCGCGCGAGTGGGCCGAGCGCGTGATCGAACGCGCGACGACCGGCAACCCCGCTGGCTCCGCTCACCTCATGCACTGTGATTGCGGCTCCTCGCGCGAGTGGGCCGAGCGCGTGATCGAACGCGCGACGACCGGCAACCCGGCGTGGGCTGCCTACCTGATGTACCGCTCGGGCTCCTCGCGCGAATGGGCCGAATCCATCCG